GATACGTTTGGACTGAAGGGTAAGATACTTGAAGCAGACTTTGCACAGCTAGAATTTAGGGTGGCAGCACTATTGTCTCAGGATAAGGTTGCTATGGAGGAGGTATCTACTGGATTTGATGTCCACTCCTACACGGCACAGATCATCACTGAGGCCGGACAACCTACGTCTAGGCAAGAAGCTAAGGCACACACCTTTGCGCCTCTCTACGGGGCTACAGGCTTTGGTAGAACGAAAGCTGAGGCTGAGTATTACACACACTTTATGGATAAGTACAAAGGCATAGCCAGGTGGCACAAGAAACTAGGCGATGAAGCAATAAACCTGGGAAGAATAAAGATACCTTCAGGTAGGCAGTATGCTTTTCCTGATGTAGAGAGAAGGGCAAGTGGAACTCCAACACACTTTACCATGATTAAGAACTATCCGGTCCAGGGATTTGCCACCGGGGATATAGTGCCTATTGTATTGTTGGAGATAGAGAGTAGATTAGAGAGTAATAGTTTAAAGAGTGCGCTAGTAAACACAGTGCATGACTCTGTGGTGTTAGATGTGCATCCATTAGAGGAAGATGCTGTGCTAGGTATTATCAAAGATGTTAATGATAATCTAAAAAAGATTATTGAAAGACACTATGATATAGAAGTTAATGTCCCCATGTTATTAGAATCAAAAATAGGGGATAATTGGCTTGACGTAAAAGATGTAGTCTGATAAAATTCGTTTTATAATTTAGGAGTAAACAAACGTGGAAAATAATTTAGCTATAATAGGAAAGTCCCCGTCAGATTTAGCAGAACTGATGGGTATGTCAAATACACCTGCACAAAGTACATCAGCTTTGGCAGAGATTAAACAGGTTCATCAGAATGTGATGGGCACAAAGGAAGTAGAGGGTGAGACTATGGAAGTTGCCATAGTAAAAGCCGGGGCTTTCTCTGTGACTTTTCCTGATGAAACTATTTATTACAGTGATAAGGTAACTATAAGACCTTTCATGCAACGCTTTCAGTTTCAGCGATACGATAAAAACTATCAAAGACCTGATGGTGGCGAGGGTCGTATGTTACGCACTGTAATGGCAACGTCTTTAAATGGCGACTTGAAGGATAACTACGGAGGCTTTAACTGTGGTAGGCCATCAGGTTACGTCAAGGATTTTAATGCGTTGCCACAAGAGACACAAGAACTGATGAGAGCAACCGATAGGTTTAAAGTTCTCTTTGGTCTGTGTACACTCGACAAAGCCAAGGATGCTAATGGTAAACCTGTGGATGTTAAAGAGTTTCCTTTCCTGATGCGAATAAAGAACAGAGATAGCTTCAAAGCTACCACTGATATCTTTAATCAGATTCAGCGAAAGAATAAGCTGCCTATTCAACATCTGTTGCATCTTGGGTCAGAAGTAAAGAGTATACCTAGTGGGGCTACTTACGCTGTTCTAAAGCCTAAGCTAGGTAAAGCAGTAGAGATTACCACTGACGATCAGGAAGTGTTGAATAACTTTGTTGAGTGGGTTGAGTCTATGAACGCCATTACTATCAGTAAATGGGAGGAACATAAAAGACCTGATGAGTTGTCCGATCAGGAGTCTGAGATTGTTTCTAACATTGTCGAGATAGAGGAGTAGTAGATGAACCATCCTGCAGAATTGGCGATCCATTCTTTCTTACAGAAGGTAACTGAGGGTAAGTCTAGTGTTGATGGAGACATACTCGACATGGTTGCTCAAGACGTAAGGGATGCTTTGGCCCGCCAGTTCTCCGGGGAGAAGAGGTCTTTTAAACTTCGTATGTCTAATATAGGACGTAAGAAGTGTCAGCTTTGGTTTGAAAAGAATCAGCCTGACGAAAAGATACCTGACTCCCCATACTTTCTTATCAACATGATATTGGGGGATATAATCGAGGCTGTTTTTAAAGGGCTATTGAGAGCAGCTAAGGTAGAGTTTAGTGATAGTGAACAGGTGACACTAAAGCTAAACGATATGTCTGTTGATGGGACGTATGACCTTGTATTAAATGGGAGAGTTGATGACGTTAAATCAGCTTCTCCTTGGGCATATGAGAATAAGTTTATTGATTTAGCAACACTACAGGGTAAGGACAGTTTTGGATACGTATCTCAGCTTGTCGGATATGCCAAGGCTAAGGGGATTCCTGTTGGTGGATGGTGGGTAGTAAACAAAGCGAATGGAAACTTTAAATATGTCAGCGCAAATACTGTTGATGTAGATAAAGAGATGGAGCATATACAAAACACTGTGGACTACATTAATAACGATGAGCCCTTTGAAAGATGCTACGAGCCCGTAGAGGAGACGTACTACGGAAAACCTAGTGGTAATCTTAAGTTGGGCGTTGAGTGTAGTCTGTGTTCCTATAGGGAAAAGTGTTGGGACCTCCAGGTTCTACCATCTAAAGTTTCTAAGTCTGCTAATCCACCTCTTATAAATTATATAAAGTTAGCCGATGCCCAAGATACAATTTAGGAGCAAGTTTGAGGAGAGCGTAGCCAAAGAGCTGCGCCTCCTTAAGCAAAGGATTCGATATGAAAAAATGTCAATCAAATACGCAGTGCAAATGTTCAGGATCTATAAGCCTGATTTTGTTCTTAACAATGGTATTATTATTGAAGCGAAAGGGTGGTTCAGGCCAAGAGATAGGGTTAAACACCTCCTAATACAAGAGCAGTATCCAGACTTGGACATACGCTTTTTATTCCAGAACGCCTACAATTTTATAAACAAAGGATCATCAACTAGATACTGTGATTGGTGTGACAAATATGGATTTAAATGGACAGATAAGGAGATACCTAAAAAATGGTTGACAGAAAAGAAGAAGCGAATACAACTAGGAACACTAAACAAGTGGAAGTAGACAGAGTTAACAATCCACCACACTATACTACGGGATGTATAGAGTGTATTGATGCTATGGAAGCTATGATGCAGGGCTCTACTGTTGCGCCTATAGTAGGTAACTGGTGGGGGAATGTATTTAAGTATGTGTGGCGATGGGACAAGAAGGGCACACCTTTAGAACAGCTACACAAAGCTAGATATTATCTAGATAAAATGATAGAATACGTAGAGAAAGAACAAAGTGATGAAGTTTAAGATAATAGCAGAAGTAGAAATAGACGATGAGTCTAGTCATCTACCTGTGACCTGTGATGCTGCCTCTAAGAAGAAGGAGGGAGAAAAAGTTGTGTCTGATATTATTAAAGACTTGCTCTACGATATAGACGATATTGAAATCAACAGTGTAAAGGTAACAAAGATATGAACGACTATCAAAAATTTATAGCTGTATCTAGATATGCTAGATGGCTACCAAACGAAAATAGAAGAGAAACATGGGAAGAAACTGTTAACAGATATGTCGATTTTATGTCTGTAAAAGTAAAGGGACATCTGCCCATATCACAACTAAAAGACGCTATAACTAAACTAGAGGTCATGCCCTCTATGAGAGCACTAATGACAGCCGGGCTTGCGCTAGAGAGAGATAATACAGCCGGGTACAACTGTAGTTATTTACCCGTGGATGATCCAAAGTCTTTTGATGAGGCTATGTATATACTACTATGTGGGACGGGTGTTGGCTTTTCTGTGGAGAGACAGTATGTTAACAAACTTCCTGATATACCAGAACTATTAGAGCCCGTTGATACAGTTATAAAAGTACAGGATAGTAAAGAGGGATGGGCAAAATCATTACGTAAACTAATAGGACATCTCTACATGGGAGAGATACCCTCCTGGGATGTATCGAATGTTAGACCTGCCGGAGCTAGGC